AGTGACACCGGGTCCTAATCTAACACCGCCTATTATATCATTAGTTGCCGCGTTCAGTTGAAGTCTATCGGATCCATCTATCGTAAATGCAGTACCTATTTTTATCCCGCCAAGATCACTTGATGAAGCAACAGAAAGAGAAACTTCATTACTGCCATTTAAGTAAAGACCATCGCCAGTTTCTATCGTATCAAAGATGAATTTTTTGGTAGCTTGATCGTAAGTTAGATACTTGTTTGTGCCCACAGTTGCTGAATTAATATCATCTAATCTAGAAAAGTTAACTTCACCGCCACCACCGATTGACGACATTTGTTGTTGAATGCGCTGTAAGAACAAACCGTAATGATCGTTCATTTCTTTAAATGTTACAAATTTTTCGCTAGGTTCTCTTCGAAGAGGATCGTTCCATCTTTGAGTTTCTATATTTTCAGCCACATTACGTACAATAGGTTCGGATTTACGTGGACTATTTAAATAGTGCATCGTCTTTTTTACAACGTCTTCTTCCTCAATGGCCGTAGGCGCAATTATAATTTCTTCTTTAAGATTTGGCTCTTGAGACTTCTTCTGTGCAGCTGCTGCTTCAAGAAGCATTTTCTTCAACTCGTTAATTGCATTACTCATTATCGTTGCCATCCCTTTATGTATTCCGCGGAGAAGTTTGCTTTACTAAATTCGAGTCGGTCTACAAGTTTAACTGCGTTCTTACCCATGTGGTCGATTGCGACAAAACCTTCCTGCTCGGTTACCTTATACCCGTCAGCTGTCTTGAGGAAGGTACCAATTCTCTTTGCTCTATCGAGCTTTCGTATGATTAATAGTTTTGCGTCTATGATATGATTGTATAGATCAAACATCGCTACGATCTGAGATCTCTGAGTCTTGTCAAAGTAAGACATTACTTCGTCTTTTTTAGCCATCACAGCCTTCTTGCCAGCGTCTGTCTTTTTCTTTTCAATCTCGCCGTCGTAGTATCGGTTCAAATATACGATTAGGTCGTTGACGAACACCGCAGAGTTGCGAACTCTTTCTCCCTGACGGATCTTGGAGTTTACGAAGGTCTTTACTCTCATAAGTCTCTCTTCGTTCTCAGAGATGCCGTTAAGTGTCTCCCTCTTAATCGAGTTGAAGAGCTTTCCTGCCTTGGATAGTATCTCAGTGACGGCTTCGGTCTCGTTTGAAGTAAAGTTAGCTGTTCCGGACACGTCTTTATAGACGGCGTCGACGGACCAGACAGAATTTACTTTCTTAAGGCCGCTTGCGATCTCTTCTCCAAAACTCGCTGACATTGTTTCAAAAGAGTCTCCTCTGTATCGAGTGTGCCATACCACTCCGATCTTAGATCTGAGGATTTCCTTAGCAAGCTTGCTGTTTTCAGGTACCGCGTAAACAATCGTATTAGGATGAAAAGTAATATGCGGTTCATCATTAATGTTAACTTCTTTGATATCTTCTCTCGCATATAGAAAGTCACCTTGTATCACACCCTTGATGCCAAGCTTTGGAAGCTCAGCAAGAGCAAGTTTCAATTTTGTATTCAAATCGCCTGAGGTATCGGCATCAATGTCTTCGTCTGTTTTATAGACCTTTGGATTCTTGTTGAAGATACCCTTCTTAGCGACGAAGAACTTACGGTCAGAAGGGTCTATTCCAGCGAATACGGCAGGTGCGCCATCCCACTTAACGGTTACGTTGATAGGAGCTTTAGATCTTCCAGCAAGCATGTCTCGAAGCGAGCGGAGGAAGTTGATTGACGAACGAGTTCCATCAACACCGAGGTTTAGAATGGCATCTTCAAGGTGCTCCATATGGAGATTCTTTTCCTCGGCGAGGTATTCTCTAAAAGTTATCATCATACTTTCCTTATTGATCCGTCGTGCTTTACGTGATATGCCTCGAAGGAAATACCTGGATACTGTTTTGCGAGAGCCTTAAACATTGTAATGTTCGACATGGCATCGTCAAAGAAACGAACTCTCTCGTACTTACCGCCACGAAGATACTTATGGAAGACGAACCTCTTGTTCTTTGCAGATGATCCAAGTTTTAGATTTCCAGCTCTCTCAACATATACGTTATCAATATCTATACCATAACGACGGAATGTGTCAAGGAACTTTTTCTTATCGTCGAAATCGGATCGAGCAGTCACGATAATGACTCTAGACCCTGCAGCCGTGGCGTTCTTAATGATCGCCTTTGCTTTTTCGATCATCTTCATGATGGGGACTGAAGTCTTCTGAAAGACTTCTGCGGACTCAAACTCCCCGAAGTTATAGGACTCGCCATCTTTCAATTTATAAGTATTAAATTCTTGATTATCGAGTGAACGAACTAACTTGCCGTCCTTCATCACTCGTATCTTAGCAGAAGTGCGAAAGAGAGTCTCATCGATATCAAAGATCGTTAGACCTTTACCGCGAGTCTGTTCGGTTATGAAAGATTTAAATGAAAGCATCATTAAACTCCAAAAAGATCTTTTAATGTTTTTTCCATCACATCGAAATCTATGTTAACTGTTTTTCCCATCGTAGGTGCAATGTTAAACGGAGATCTTCGTGCTCTTGGTATTGAAAAACTCATTTCAAATGTAAATTGATATGTTCCGCCACCTTTTGCCTGCACTCTTGCCCTATAACCAGCGTTTGCGGCATTACCAAATGAAGGAACACCCTTTAATCCAAGCGGATTGTTATTTCCTAATAAAAAGAACCCATCAGTACCAACATTTACATAATAAGTCTTTTTCTTATTGTAGTATTCTTCTATCTTTGTTGCAGGTATAACACCTTTAATTTCTGAAAAACGAGAAAGCTCTTTTGAATATATTTCTCTTTTGTTTAGTCCTTCTATCTCAGACAAAACGTTTCTATTCTTCGTAAACTTATATGGTTCTTGCTTCCAAGAAGATTTGATTGTGTCAAGTATCCCAACTTGTTTAGCGAGTTCTATGACAAATAGTTTTTCGTCATTGGTTTCATTCTCACTACCTATCGACCAATTGCCATCGTTCCATTTCATGACTAACGAACCTGCAGATGCCGCAGTGATCTTAAGTTCACACCCGGTTGCTGTCTGGCCAGGCCCAGGTCTTTTAATCATAAGATCTGGTATATCAGATCCAGCGCCAGCAGGAACAAAACTTTTTGGTACGATGTCAAATGGTTTTAACGCTTCAACAGCATTTCTTTCGTATTGAAAACCTTGTTGAGCCACTTCAATAATATACCTTCTAAAAGATTGCATAGAAAACCTCTGAGTTTTCTTTTATTTATAAAAGAAAGAAGAGGCTTTACGCCTCTTCATATACTGCATTTACTTTCGTAGTAAAGAACGTCGGAGTCCATCCATTGAACCCAGACCCAAGGTTCATTTTTCGACAGATATCCCTTGCTTTGGTTTCGTCGCAGCTAAGATGAATCAATGTACCGGTATCTTTTTCAAGAATATCGTAACCGTCTTCTTGTTTCTTTACGCTATAGCTCATTTCAGATCTCCTACTTCAAATAACGACTTTTTGCCCTTAGGTTTAATATCCCACTGCTGATTGAAAGCACCCTTATCAAAGACAGAGGAGTCTTCATCATCACTCGTAAATTTAGTCTCACCACGTTTATTCGTTCGGTCATCCTGCGGTTCTTTAAACAGAGTTTTCTGAGCAGACTCTTCAGCATCGAACAGTTTCATCTTTGCACGGTCGATCCCAACGATAAATCTTCGATACTGACCAAGATCACCCCAACGGTTTTTAAGCTGTTTGAATATGATCTGGCGACGGTCTGACAATTCTTCGGATGTAACTAGGCCGAAGATTGCATCTGCAGTATGAGTAATACCCATGGACTCTGAAGTATTCGATAGTTCAACGTCAGAACTATCATACGCTCCGCGATTGAACTGCGAAGAAGTTACGATAGCTAAATTAAACTCCATCGCAAGACCACGAACTTCTTCTGCGATAGATTTTACGAGAGTATAGGAGTTTGCTTGCGCAGCTCCCTTTACTCTTGAAGACGAACAGATATTCAGATAGTCCAAGAAGATAATATCTGGTGTAAAGTTCTTCTTCAGGCGCAACTCATTCAGTAGGTGACGGAAATGACCGGAGTGAGCAGACCCAGTCGGATATTCCTTAATGATAAGTTTACCTGGAGTCTTGCGTTTAAAGATAGCCATCTTCTTTTCAAAAACATCGAGAGGAAGCTCTCGAACTTCATCAAGAGTTATGTCCATGATGTTTGCGTCGATCCTTCTCGCAACTTCTTCTTCGGCAAGTTCCATTGTAATATACAGAACGTTCTTTCCGAACATAAGACTCGAAGCAGCCATGTGACACTTAACGAGAGACTTACCACCACCGGTAGTCGCAAGCAGGACAGTCATAGACTTACGAGGAAGACCGCCCTTTGTTACTTTATTCAGAAGTTCAATATCAAACGCGATGCGTTCATCTTTACGATGATAGTAGCTGTGTCGAGACTCAACATCTTCAAGGAAGTCATGACCGATATGAGAGTCAAAGCCGATGCCAAGGGAGTCCGAAAGTATCTTTGGAATTGCTCCCTTGTCAAGTTCTTTATCCTGCCCGTCAAGAATAAGGATTGCTCTACGAATTGAGTTATAGAGATCCTTATCCTGACAGAACTTTTCCGTTTCATTGATAAGAAAGTGTTCGTTCGTATCCTTATCAACTTTCAATTCGTCAATAAGAGTCACCACTTCTTTATATGAAGACTCGTTAAGATCCTTACGTTTATCGATAGAGATCTTAAGAGCCTCAATAGATGGCGGCTCTTTGTATTCATTCATATAATCGGTATAAGTTGAAAAGATCTTACGAAGACTATTGTCGTCGAAGTATTCCTCTTTAATATAAGGAAACACTTTACGGCAATAGTCTTCGTTATAGATCAAATTCGACAGGATTGCCTTTTCGATCATTCATCACCTTCTTCTGAGTCGTCATCAACGTATGTAACTTCACTATCGTCATCCCTTAGAATAATACTTCCGCCTACGGTGTAAGCGTTCTTAATGTACTCTCCAAAGTTTGTCTCTGTAAACATTTTATTCCAAAATTCTTTACTGTCAACAATTTCTTTTGCTCGAAGAAGCTTTTCGCTGATAATTTCTCCAGTGTCTGGGTTCACAGCCTCGTGCCAACCGACCTTAGGCTTGCGAATGAAACCACCTTTTTCGGCAACCTCAAGAAGACCGGACCACTTTGCGATGCCACCCTCCCAGCTTACGCTAATCGGAATCTTAGACTTTTCTTTGACGTGGCGAGATTTCTCAATGTTGATAACAAAGTGATAACCCTGGATCTCAGTACCAACCTTATCCTGTTGACGACCAATGATCCAAATAGCATCTGCCGAATAGTAGATACCAGTACCACCAGAAACGATGTCCTTAGGAAAGAGACCGATTTCTTTATACGTATGGTTAACCGCAATCAAAGGAATATCCTTCAGATTGAGATGTGGAGTCACGATACGGAACAACGACTTAAGAGCCTTTGCACGAGACATATCAGCAACGGACTTACCGTCAAGGGCGTCTTCGACTTCTTTCTTCGATGCAAGGTTTCCGACAGAGTCGATAATGATAATGACGTTATCTTTCTTTTCGATCTTATCGAGCTGCTGAGAGATATCGAATTTAAGTTCTTCCACGTTCGTGATAGGAGTATGAACAGTCCTACCCATATCAATACCAAAGGATTCAAAATACGATTGTGGAGTACCAAATTCCGAGTCATAGAACAACAGGATTGCGTCCTTATTTCTCTCAAGATAAGCTGCAGCCATCAGAAGTGCGAACGCAGACTTAAAGTGTTTTGATGGACCTGCAAGGACGAGCAGACCAGGTGCTACACCACCATCGATACGACCAGACAGAGCTACGTTAACCATAGGAACTGGAGTCGGAGCCATGTCTTTCTTACCATAGACTTTCGACTCCATGATCGGAGCAGTCAACTTAATGGTACTATTCTTTACGAGTTTATCCAACAGACTCATACTATCTTCCTTCTATAATTGAGAGTAGCTTATCTTTATAGGCCTCAATCTTCTTTACACGATCCGGCCAATAAATTGTTGATTTCTCTGGATTTCTGCAGAGATTATCTAAGAACGGAACTATCGAATTGTATAGTCTGTTCAATCTTTCTTGAAGATCCTCGATTGCAGCTTGGTCGTTTGCGTGAGCAGACTCAAGTTTAATCGCAGTCTCTTTTACTTCTTCGATTTCGTCGTCTATGAAACTAAATCCAAAATCAAAGTCTATGATTTCTTTATTCTTTGTCATGTGAATCACCTCTTTAAGTGGAAGAGGAGCCGAAGCTCCTCTCTATTATGACTTAATAAGGCTTCTGAACTTGGCGAGATCTTCATCATCGTCATCGTCAACGCTATCCATTGACGACTGAGACTGTTTCATTTCTTGCTGAGATTCGCTCTTTGAGAAACGACTCATGTCAAGATCTTCATCAACTTCGTCTTCAGCTTTGCGATTACCGTCAACCTGGTCACCAGTAAGGTTCAGTACACGATAAAGCTTTGCCTTCAACTCTGCGTAAGGTTTGAAGTGTTTAGGATCGACGATTTCTTGCAGAGAATGTTCTGATTTCCAAACGTTTTCCAACTTAGAGTCATCTTCGAACAGAGGCTCAGACGAGTCGAATTCAGACTTATCATAGTTCGCGTAACCTTCGAACTGACGGATCTTAAGACGGAAGTTTGCACCTTCCCAAAGATCGAACGGGTTAACCGGCTTTTCATCTTCGAATTGCGGGTTCATCAAGTCGTTCAACTTGTCGAAGATCTTTTTGCCGAACTTGAAAAGGAAAACCTTTCCATCATTGTCGGGATTGGCGCTATCCTTAATCACGTACACGTTAGCGATGTAGTGAAGACGACGCTTCTGTTTGCGAGCCTGTTCTTTGTCTGCTTCAACACCGGAATTCCACAGCTTAGAATTCAATTCTGAGACTGGGTCGTCTTTGTTGATTGTGGTTAAGGAATTTTCGATATACCAAAGACCAGTCGGACCTTGGAAACCATGATCCCACAAACGAACGAATGGCATATCTTCTCCGTTTGGTGCAGGAAGAAAGCGAATGATCGCAAAGCCGTTTCCAGCTTTATCTCGCGATGGTTTCCAAAACTTGCCTTCGTTGGGATCGGTGTAGCTCTTCTGTGCAATCTGCGAGAGCTGAGAGTTCAATTTGTCGAGTGACTTTGAACGATTATTTTTGAGTGTAGCAAAATCTACCATCGGTGTATCTCCTTGTATGCGATGTATGACAATGTATTGCAATTTTATGACGGATCAACCATCACAATACTATTTATCTTCGAAAAACTGTTCTTTCACAATCTTCGAAAATTTTTTTTGATCCACTTCCATGAATGGATAATATTTCTTGGATAACCTTATTATATCGCGCGCGATGAATTTGTCAACTATTTCTTTTTCCCATAGGTCATAAACGTTTGATATGCGGGCTAAAATAGAAAACGTCTCGAGCGATATTTCTTTACGTAGGTATAGAGTCATAACGTATGGATGCTGACCATCTTTCACTACGAAGTTGTCGTGATAGTTCTCTTTAAGTTTCTTGATGTCGTTCTTGAACATATACGTAAGAGACTCTACTCTCTTTTCCCATTCGACGAATATGTTCTCACCTGTTTCATCTACGATATCGCGGATCCATACCTTTTGATTATGGATAATGTTCGCGAGTAGAATCTTAGTAGGATCGTTTCTCTTTGACAGTTTGTAAAAGAAAAACGCGTCGTTTCGTGTCTGAAATTTATCAAAGGACGCGCGCACTTTACCATTATACTTATGATAATCGTAGCTATCGCTTTCAAAGTGTTTCTTCAATGCCAAGTAGTTGACATAGACACGAAACGACTCCTCATTAGCATAATTTAACGAGACCATTCTCTTCCTTCTTC